GACAAAGAACTTCAAAATCTAATGGAATCGTTCAAAAAATTTACAAGGAATGACTAAACTTGAATGGGAAAATACAAACTAACCAAAAAACAAGTCAAACAAGAGATATTGAAATGCGGAAAAGATCCAGATTACTTTATCAAAAACTACGCTAGAATATCTCACCCCCTCAAGGGATTGATCCCTTTCCACACCTTTCCTTTCCAAGCACAGCTTTTAAAAGACTTTAACAGATACAGATTTAATATTATCCTAAAAGCTAGGCAGTTGGGTATTTCAACAATCTCTGCTGCTTATGTTTCTTGGTTAATGTTGTTTCACAAAGAAAAGAACGTTTTGGTTATTGCAACGCAGTTCAAAACAGCAAAGAACTTGGTTCGCAAAGTAAAGCAAATAATGAAAAACGTTCCGGACTGGTTAAGGATCGCAACAATCAAGATCGACAACCAAGCTTCGTTTGAGCTTTCGAATGGTTCGCAGATCAAAGCAACATCGACTAGTTCGGATGCTGGGCGTTCTGAAGCGCTTTCTCTTTTGGTTGTTGACGAAGCTGCACACATTGAAAACATGGATGAGCTTTGGGCTGGTCTTTATCCTACAATCTCAACTGGTGGTCGCGTTATCGCTCTTTCAACTCCAAAAGGTGTTGGAAACTGGTTTCACAAAACTTGCTCAGAATCAATGCAAGAAAAAAACGACTTTTATTTAACAACTCTTCCATGGGATGTTCACCCTGAAAGAGACCAAAAGTGGTTTGAAAAAGAAACCAGAAACATGACAAAAAGAGAGATCGCACAGGAATTGCTTTGCAACTTCAATGCTTCTGGTGAAACAGTGATTCATTCAGATGACCTAGAATTAATTGAACAAAAGATATGCGCTCCAAAATACAAAACCGGCTTTGATCGGAATTATTGGATCTGGGAAGAATACAAATCAGGAAACACTTATCTTCTTTCTGCTGACGTTTCTAGAGGCGATGGAAAAGACTTTTCTGTTTTTCACATTATAAAATTAGACACAATGGAGATTGTGGCAGAATATCAAGGAAAAATGCAACCAGATCAATACGCTCCCTTTTTAGCTTCTGCCGGGAGAGAATATGGGAATTGCATGTTGGTTGTTGAGAACAACAACATTGGATATGGTGTTTTGGAAAAGCTTATGGATTTAGATTATCCAAACCTTTATTACTCTATCAAATCAACTCACGAATATATCGATGCTGTTAGTGCAATTGGCAACTCAAATTCAGTTCCGGGCTTTACTACCAGTATGAAAACAAGACCATTAATTATTGCGAAGCTGGAAGAATTCGTTAGAAACAAACTAATTAATCTTAAGTCTATGCGCCTTTTGCAAGAGTTGAGAACGTTTGTTTGGAACAACGGAAGGCCGGAAGCAATGCGAGGATATAACGATGATTTGGTTATGTCTTTGGCAATTGCTTGTTGGATTAGGGACACTGCCCTAGTTAAAAGCAAAAAAGATAGAGATTACAACAAAGCAATGTTAGATGCTTTGTTTGTTTCAAACACAAAATTAAACACTCAAATTAAAGGCATGGATGGATACAATAAAAAAGAAGATTTTATCTCAACTATGATTGAAGAAAAGAAAAATCAAAAAGAATTCTTTTGGATCTACAAAGGCTAATAAATGAGTAATCAAAACAAAAAACAAAACAAACAAGAAAACAACCCTAGAAATGCTAGTTCTGTTCTCTATAAAAGGCTCACGCGCCTTTTGTCTGGCCCTCTGAATATATACAGAGCGCAAGATTATAGAAAACAAAAGCCTCATCAAATGGATAAGTACGGCTCCCTGTTCAAATCAGCGAGCGGTCAAGCGTTCAAGAAATCTTCATACGATCCCTTTAGCAATGTAAAGATCAATTACATCTCAAACCAAAACCGTTCTGAAAGATATGCAGATTTTGATCAAATGGAATACACTCCGGAGATCGCTTCGGCAATGGACATTTATGCAGATGAAATGACAACGCACACACTCACTGGAAAAATGCTGAAGATTGAAAGTAGAAATGAAGAAATCAGAACAATCTTGAATAACCTTTATGATAATGTTTTGAATGTTGAGTTTAACCTTTTTGGGTGGTGTCGCTCCATGTGTAAGTATGGAGATTTCTTTCTTTATTTGGATATTGATGATGCCTTGGGCGTTACAAATGTTATTGGTCTTCCTTCCATGGAAGTTGAAAGATTGGAAGGCGAAGATGAAACAAACCCAAATTATATTCAGTTTCAGTGGAACCAAGGTGGAATGACTTTTGAAAATTGGCAGGTTGCTCATTTTCGAATCTTAGGAAACGACAAGTACGCTCCTTATGGCACCTCTATCTTGGAGCCAGCAAGAAGAATCTGGAGACAACTAACTCTTTTAGAAGATGCAATGATGGCATATAGGATTGTTAGATCTCCAGAAAGAAGATTGTTCAAGATTGAGGTTGGTGGCATTGCACCAGAAGATGTTCCGCAATACATGGAAAGAGTTCAAACTCAATTAAAAAGAAATTCAATTATTGATTCTTCTACCGGTCGAGTTGATCTTCGTTATAATCCTCTTTCTGTTGAAGAAGATTACTTTCTTCCTATGAGAAATGGAGTTGGCTCTGATATTGGTACATTGGCCGGCGGAACTTACACTGGCGATATTGATGATGTAAAATATCTTAGAGATAAGCTTTTCTCTGCCTTGAAGGTTCCGCAGTCTTATCTTTCTAGAGGTGAAGGTTCTGAAGAAGACAAAACAACATTGGCTCAAAAAGATGTTCGATTTGCAAGAACGATTCAACGACTTCAAAGATCTGTGATTTCAGAATTAGAAAAGGTTGGAGTTGTTCATCTTTATACTTTGGGCTATCGCGGAGATGATCTGATCAATTTTAAAATTGCCCTGAACAACCCTTCGAAGATTTCTGAACTTCAAGAACTGGAACATTGGAGAACCAAATTTGATGTTGCTGCCGCTGCAACCGAAGGTTTCTTTTCAAAAAGATGGGTTGCAACAAATATGTTTGGCATGAGTGAGGGTGAATACCTTCGAAACATTCGCGAAATGTTCTATGACCGTCAAGTATCTGCTCAATTGGAACTTGAAACACAAGCTGCTTCAGCTATTGGCGGAGGGGGCTTTGGAGGCGATATGGGAGGCGATCTCGGCGGAGGTGACCTAGGAGGTGACATGGGTGGAGATCTTGGCGCAGAAGGCCCCGGAGAAGGCTTGGGAGGCGAACCCGGAGGTGATCTAGGAGGAGATCTTGGTGGAGAAGCTCCAACACCCGAGCCCGGAGGCGGTGAAGCTGCCGGAGGGGGTGAAGCTGGTGGAGAAACTGATCTTCTCGCAGCGCCACCAGCAAAAAGGGATATTCCACCACCAGTCTATGACCATTCAATCTCTGGCTTGTCAAAGAAAAGAAGAATGCTGGATGAAGACGACGAAGATTATGATCGCTCAAAAGGTAAAAAGTATACTCCAGTTCGTCATGATAAAAGAACATCTTCTGCGCCTAGGAAGAAAAGCTTTGATAAGCTTTACAACAAATCGGCAACAAAATCAACTAGACGAAATCTTTATCCCGGACTTTCTGGCTTAACTCAGCAAAGTTTGGGCATTTTTGAAAATGCCATGGCTTCCGAAGAAGAGAAGATCTTATCTACAAGCAAGGAACTAGTTAAACTCACTGAACAATTGGAGAAAACTAAAAAATGAAAAAAGTTCGTCATAAACATAATAAGAAAAGAAATACCGCTTTTCTTTATGAGGCTTTGGTTCGTGAATTAACAGAGTCGGTTATAAAGAAAGATTTTGAAAGCAAAAAGAAAATTCTTTCTATTTTGAAAGAGTTTTTTAAAAAAGGCACCATGCTTAAAAAAGAGCTTGACATTTACAAAGCTCTTTATGAAACAAAAGAAGTTGATATTGCCAGTGCAGAAAAGATTTTGACTGAGGCGAAAAAGCAGCATAAGGTTGAAATTGACAAAACTCAACTTTTCAATGAACAAACAAGATTGATCAAAATGATCGCTTCAAGTTTGTCTAATAAGGTATTCAACAACTTTATTCCAAATTATCGTTCAATTGCAACAGTTTCGCAAATGTTTGGAGATCTTCCGATCACTGATCGTGTTCTTTTAGAGCAAACAACGGTACGAAGAATGTCAACGATCTCTCTGATCAAAGAAGAGAAAGAAATCAAACCAGTAACTCAATTAGCCTTTAAAACTTTCCTTAAGAAGTTTAATGAGTCTTACGGAGAGGAATTGGACGATTCTCAGAAAAAGCTTTTAGAGCAGTATGTTCTTTCTTACAGCGAAGATAATCCTGAATTTAAAATTCACATGAACGGCGTTATTTCAACTATCAAAGAAGAGATTGGCTTTATTTTGGAAAATGTAGATTTAACTTTGGTAACAAAAGAAAGAATCAAAAAAGTGTACACAGTTGTTGAAGGTTTGGCAACAAAGCCAATCAACAAAGAAACAATCTCAAAGGTTTTGAAGGTTCAGAATCTGATCAAAGAGGTTAAGCAAAATGTCAATTAAAGTTAAAGTTGTAAAAGGCGATGGACCTATCGATGTTACTATCTATAAAAAGTCTGCCCCTTCTATCACAGTTAAGATTCCATTTGAGATTGACATTGCTAGGACAATCGATGGGCAGATCCTAGTGAAAGATCATCCAGAAATCGATATTGTTATCGATCCTCTTAAGAATAAGATCATGACTATGAACAAAGAAGGTTTTGATTATGAATCTTATGGTCATTCTGATGAATTTTTCAATGCAATGCACAAAGCAAAAATTATTGAACCTGATTCTATCAAGGCTTCTAATGTCTTCGGTTCTTTTGAGGCTCTAATCAGAAAACCTATTTTGGATTCAGAAGATTCTCTTCAGCAAACTCTCTTAACTGTTGCTAGATTTATTGTTAAAGAAAGAGACTTCTTCAATTATACTTCCGATATTAAGAAAGAAATGGAAAAAAGATTGTTCGCACCAGAAGACCACGAAACAACAGAGCTTGGAGAAATTCCACATGAAGAAGCAAAAGGCTCTATCGTTCCCGGCTTGGTGCGAAGATTTGGACAAGGTTACTACTACATCTATGAAGGAAAACAAAAGTGAAAGATATTCTTCTTTTTGTTTTGATTTCTTATGGAATGACACAGATTTTGGTCTATGGAAAGATTTTTGACAAGATTAGACCAAGTTATCATTTCTTTCATTGTTCTATGTGTGTTGGCTTTTGGGTTGGTTGTTTTTTATTTGGAACGAATCCATATTCACAACTATTTAATTTTAAATGGAATTTGTTAAATATTTTCTATTTTGGTTGCTTAAGTTCTGGAACTTCATACGCATTATGCAATTTGTTTGGAGATTCTGGTTTTAGACTAGAGAGGAGTTAATTATGTTTTGCAAGAAGTGGATGCTTCAGCCTGTAAGACGCTGCAAAGGTGGTTGTTAGCTCGCGCCGCTAACGGCGGCATTTAATCAAAACAGCGGGGCTGATCCCGCTGTTTTTTTATTAGGAATAACTAAGCATGGATAAATTTTTGATTAGAGAGTTTTTTGAGCTTTGTCCGGATGGAACATGCCAAGATCTCTTAACAGAGTCGGAAAAAAGAAAAATCAGAGACGAAGGTGTTGTTTACCTGACCGGTGTAATCCAAGCTGCTGACATGTTGAATGGAAACCAAAGAGTTTATCCAAAAAATATCTTAGCTAGAGAAATTGAAAACTACAAAAACCTTTGTAAAGAAAGAAGGTCGGTTGGTGAATTGGATCATCCAGATGATTCTGTTGTTAACCTTCGAAATGTTTCTCATGTTGTTTTGGATTGCTGGTGGGATAACAATCGCGTTCTTGGAAAGATTGAAGTTTTGAATACTCCCTCTGGAAAGATTCTTAAATCTCTAATCGAAAGTGGAATCAAGCTTGGGATCTCTTCTCGTGGCTTGGGTTCTGTTCGGAAAGAAATGGGAAAGACAATTGTTGAAGACGACTTTCAGCTTATTTGCTTTGACATTGTTCAAGAGCCTAGCACCAACAAAGCTTTCTTAAGCTTAACTGAAAACAAAAAAGTAAAAACCTACTCCAAAGAAGACAAGATCAGTCGAGCTTTGGATGATATTTTGTTATAAGGAAACAAAAAAAATGAAAATCTCAAAAAAACGTTTAAAACAAATCATCGCTGAAGAGTTGAATCTCCTAGAAGTGGAAGAGCCAAAGAAGAAAAAACCAAAAAAAGCGGGACCGGTCTCTATTCAAGGGTTGATCGACAACCTTTTTCCGCTCCTCTCCGGAGTCACATTATCTGACGCAGAAATAAAGATGTTTCATGACCTCATGAAAGCCATGGCACATGCTGGAAACGACCGTGATATCGCTAACGATCCGGGGGTTCAAAGACGGTATGAGAAGTTCATGAGAGTCTTGACAAAAAAAGGTGAAGAATGAAAAAAGAAAAGTTGAAAAAACTGATCAAGCCAATTGTCTCTGAATGCATCACAGAGATTCTAATCCAAGAAGGTTTGGTTGCACGAGTTCTTTCTGAAGCTAAAAGGGTTGAAACACCAGCGCCTGTTAAGGCAGAAAAGAAAGAAAACAACCAAGAAAAACTCAAAGCAGCTAGACAAAGAATGTTAGAATCTATTGGAAAAGATGCTTACAATGGTATTGATTTGTTTGAAGGAACTTCTCCTATTCGAGATTCTGGAGGTCATGGCGCTCTCCAAGGTACAGACCCGAACGATGCTGGCGTGGATTTATCTTCTTTGCCCGGTATGAGCAACTGGTCAGATTTGATTAAATAAGAAAGGAAGACAAATGCCCGTCAACGTTGAAGTAAGACCCAAAAGAAATGAATCTTATGAAAGAATGATCAAAAGATTCATGAAGAAAGTTAAGAAAGAAAGGCTTATTGAGCAGATCAAAGACAAAATGAGATACACAAAGAAAAGTGATCTTAAAAGAGAAAAAGCTAAAAGAGCCAAGAAAAGAATCGAAAAAGAAAAACGAAAACAACAAAACAATTGATTTGTCTTAGGAGATAATAATGGCGATTTATACAACTCCAAATAGTTGGGGTCGAACAAGAAGCCCAAAAAACTTGGCCGGCTCTCAAGGGGCAGAAGTGGATGTTGTTGCAGTTGGGACATTGACCGATGCAACTGATGGATATAAAACAGAGAATCAAAGATATCTTCATGTAATGTTGGTCGACAAGCACAACAGCACCAACTTGAGTGTTACGGTTTATGGATACAATCATGCTTTTGGAAAGTGGGCACCTTTAAACACCTTGGGTGTTGAAACCGGTGTTGACGGTACACCCGTTGTTGTAACCGTCGCAGACTCCCATACTGCTGAAGGTTCGCAGACTGCTAATCAGAGGGAAATGGTGACAGTTGAGATTGCCGGCGTTGATCGCGTTGCTTTTGTTGGAACAACTGCTGATGTTCGATGCTATGCAGCATGTAGTACATTTTAACAAAGGAAAGTGAAATGCCTTTTGTTTTTATAGGAAAAACTCAAACAGTTGATGGTGGAGACGGAGCAATTCAATTCCAAGGATCTACCACAACCCTCTCCGGGAATCAAAGTTTCAGAACAAATGAAACATCTGTTATTGTTAATAATAAACATCTTTCCTTGGACGGTGTTGTTGGAGAACTTGAAACTCCGGCAACTCTTTATTTTTATTCTGGTGTTGAAGGTGGAGATAATATTCAAGTAGATGGAAATGGATTTCAAATTAACTCTTCTACTTCTGCTTATCTTAACGGCTCTACTATTGGAGAGATCTCTGCCCAAGAAGTTGGCCTTTCTGGTTCCAATTCCGTTGCTCTACATTCGGATTCGGGCTTGGTTCATGTTAGTGCTTCCTCTGGTGTGCAGGTCACGGGCTCTTTGAAGGTTGTTGGTAAATTAACGACTACTTCTGGCCATATTCAAAACTATAGAGCGGCTGAAACAACTTCGATCACTGTGGAAACAACCGATCATATTTTAGGTGTCAAGCCAACAACAGCAGGTGGAGTAACAGTTAATCTTCCTGCTGCTGCTGATGCCGGCGCAGGTTATGTTCTTTTAATCAAAGATGTTGAAGGTGGAGCGGGGACCAATAATATTGTCGTTGACGCTTCTGAATTGGAAACAATTGATGGCTCTGCTACTTTTACTATTGGAACAAACTATGCAGCAGCTAACTTTTTCACTGATGGTTCTAATTGGTTTGTTTATTAATAAAGGATTAAAGAAATGGCTTATTTGATAGGCGGTGGTGGAACATCACTCCCAGAATCTACAACAGGAGTTTTTGATGTTTTGGTCCCTAACTTAACTGGCGGCTGGCAAAGATTTAATAGAAAAATTGGGTATACTGATTATAACGCTGATGAATGGACCACGGTAGAGACGATTGATGCATCCAGTACAGCAACAGTTACTCAAACTGGAAATACTATAGTTTTACAAATTGCTTCTCCATCTTCTGCGACTTCGCAAAATTTGGAAATTAAAAAAACCATAGAAGCTCCAAACTTTGTAGTTTTTGGTCATATTAAAACATCTGCAAATAACGTTGGATATCATTTTGGTGGAAAGCCATTCGCCGGCGATACACAAACTAGAGATCTTTTTTATCAAGCAGCATCAACAGCAACAGGGGTCAACGTTGCAACTAAACGCAACGCTTCCGAGTCATACCCCTCTTTAGGGACAACAACAAAAACAACAGGCAACTGGGTTGCTTTTTCAAAGTCCGGGGACGCAATGGGGATGTCTGTTAATGGCACCCTTTCGACATCTGAAAGCCCTCAACTTACATTGGAAGACTTCACAAACTTTACCAGAACAAATATTAATTACAATACCACATCTTACCAGTACCGTGCCGGAACTACAGGTCAATATGATTCTCTAACGCAGAAGTATGTAATTACAATAAATCTAACCACTCCGGCAGCTACCGGAACTTATAGTGTTACAGTTAGTTATTTAGAGCAATTCTTGTTATAAAAAGGAAATAAAATGAGTCACCAAAAAGGATACGTTGTCGTAGATTCTGGAACAAATGCTTTGTTGTCCGGTCAGATGAATATAATGTCACAGGAAGAAGCTAATCGCTTTGTACAAAGCTTAACGGGTTCCGCTTCCGCAGTTGAATTGGTTGGGCTTTCAGAGCCATGGAACCCAACGGCAGACCCTGCTCAAGTCTGGGTTTATGACCCTGCTACAAAGCTTTTAAATATTGAAACACCTTAACGTGTGGTGTTTATTAGAAATAACAACTATTTATTTATAAAATTTAAGTTAACTAGGAGTATAAAACATGTCTTCTATGCTAGAGCAAGCTATTATCGATGCAGAAGCATTAAGAGAAACAGCAATCAAAAATGCTGAACAACAATTAATTGAGCAATATGCAGATCAGATCAAAGAAGCTGTTGACTCCATGTTGGAACAAGACGACCCCATGGGAGAGGATAATCCCGAAAAAACCCCTGAAGAATCTAATCAGGCCGGAAACGTGCAGGGACTTCCTTCTGCTACTTTGCAAGACCCGGATGAAGAAGACGAAGAAGCTATTGAGCTTGAAGTTACCATGCCAAAAGACCCTGAGTCTTTATTGGATTTAAAAGATAAAAAAGGCCCTTCTAGTCTCCAAGAGTTTGTTTCTATTGATTTAGATCTTCTTGAAGAGCAAATCAATCTTTTAGAAAAAGACTGCGCTAGTGGACATTCCAAATTGGAAGAAGAAGAGCCGGATGTTATCTTGGAAGACGATCTTGAAGAAGAAATTGAAATTGATGAAGAACTTGATATTCTTGAAGAAGAAGAATTCGAGATTGAAGATGGCGAAGACGATGAACTGGAACTGGAAGATGATGAAGAACTTTCTGCTCTTTTGGAAGAGCTTATTTTCGATGATGAAGAAGTCCCCCATGGCCATCTTGGCGCGCCAACTCCAAGAGAATATGAAGAAGAAGATGACAAAGATAAGATCAGAGAATTAGCTGATTCCTTGGAAGATGAAAACCAAGATCTTAAAGAGCAAAATTACAGAAGAAAACAATCCTTGAAGAAACTTCAAGCAGATTTACATGAGCAGCAAAAAGTTAACGCTGCTCTTAAAGAACATTTAAACAATGTAAATGTTTCAAATGCAAAATTGTTGTACACGAATAAAGTTTTGAGTAGCACCTCCCTGAATGAGCGACAAAAAGTTAAAATTGTCGAAGCCATTTCAAAAACTGATTCCGTACAAGAAGCGAAGGTTATTTACGAAACCCTTCAAAGCTCAGTGGGTTCGCAAGAGAAAAAGCAACCAAAATCACTTAGCGAAGCAGTATCTAGAAAACCTTCCCTGTTCTTGGCAAGAACCCAAGAACGAAAGCAGCCTGCCCATCCTGAAACTAACAGGTGGAAAAAACTGGCTGGAATTAATTAACTTTTAAAGGAGAAAAGAAAAAATGTCTATTCTGAAAACTTTGACTGAAGGCATTGTCGAACGTGATCTCCAAAAAGAAGGTGCTGCTCTCTTGAACAAATGGGAGCGCACTGGTCTTTTGGAAGGTCTCGAAAAAGATTCCCAGCGACAGGGAATGGCTCGCCTTCTCGAAAACCAAGCAAAACAGCTTTTGAAAGAAGCTTCCTCCATGGCCGGTGGCGATGTTGAAGGTTTCTCTGCTGTTGCTTTCCCGATTGTCCGTCGCGTGTTTGCTTCTTTGATTGCAAACGACCTTGTTTCCGTTCAGCCCATGAGCCTCCCCTCTGGACTGATCTTCTTCTTGGATTTTAAATACGAAGATCCCCAAGCTGCCGGCTCGCGAAATGGTGTCGACGAAGGCGATTCCCTGTATGGTGGTGGAGTTGTGGCTAGCCAAATCACTGGTGGTGTTTCCGACATCACTGAAGAAGGTGGTGGTTTCTACAACTTGGCCAACGCATTTTCTTCGCCCACTGGTTCTCTTGGGCTTACGGATGGCGGCGCAACGACTGCCGCTGCCATTTCGAATGATCACGTTTCGGACGCGCTAAACGGTAGTGATACTGTTTTGACTTCCGCTGGTGTTGCTATTAGCGCACTTTCGGAAGCGCAGAAGAAAGCTATCCGATTTGATCCGGATGTTTTGGCTTCGACTTCTACTGATATTATTAGCCTTGTTGTTGTTAAGCTTACGACTGCAAACATGGCAAAAATCAACAAAGATATGCTGCCTTCCCTTGAGATTTATGCAGGCACGACCGCGCCCAATACCTTTGGTGGTGGTAATGCTCGCGTCATTCGTCGCCTTACGGAACTGGGCTATCGCGGCACCGATGGTGTTTTGAATGCCAGTTCAAAAGCGCAGCACATCTCTTTCTATGTTCAAGCCGACACCGGCGCTTCGATCGCACTCCAAGCTAGTCCTCGACTTCACTTCGCTCAAGTTGATGCATTTGAGAGTAGCAATGCTCTCGGTTCTGTCCGTGGCGCTGATACTTGGGGTCTTGAAGGCGCGGCTGACGCCAACACTAGTTTTGATGGCGTGAATCGCGGCTCTATCCCCGAAATCGACATTAAAGTTGATTCGATTGCTGTGACTGCAATCACCAAAAAGCTGAAAGCAAAATGGTCTCCGGAGCTTGGTCAAGACCTCAACGCATACCATAACTTGGATGCAGAAGTTGAACTTACCTCGATTCTTTCCGAGCAGATTGCTCTGGAAATCGACCGCGAGCTTTTGAACGACCTGATCAAAGGCGCAACTGCTGGTACTTACTACTGGTCGCGTTCTCCCGGTCTGTTTGTGAAGCGTGACACCGGCGTTGAGCTTGGTGCAGCCTCTGCTGCTCCCGACTTCACCGGTACTGTTTCCGAGTGGTACGAGACTCTGCTTGAGACCGTCAATGACGTGTCCGCTCAGATTCACCGTAAAACTCTCCGAGGTGGAGCAAACTTCCTTGTTACTTCTCCCGAAGTTGCAAACATCATGGAATTCACCTCTGGCTTCCGTGCTTCCGTGACTGCTGATGTTGACCGTGGTACTGCTGGTGCTTTCAAAACCGGTACCATCAGCAAGAAGTTCGACGTTTACGTTGATCCTTACTTCCCCCGTAACCTGATCCTTGTTGGTCGTAAAGGAAACAACTTCCTTGAGTCTGGTTACGTTTACGCTCCTTACGTGCCACTGCAAGTCACTCCCACCATCTTTGGTGTTGAAGACTTCGTGCCGCGCAAGGGTGTCATGACCCGATACGCCAAGAAGATGGTTCGTCCTGATTACTATGGTCTCGTCGTGGTGCGCGGACTCTTGGGTGAAGAAGGCGGTAGCTGATAATAATCACCTGATTGTTTTATAATTTTATGAGCCCACTTAGAATTCTAAGTGGGCTTTTTTATTATTAGTCAACTAATTAAAGTTAACTTGTGATTGTTCTCCTAGGTTGAGGCCACTAACCTTTGAAGGAGCATGCTCGAAGTGGCTGGGCATGTTTCGTGAAAACTCAAGTTATCGATAATTTATTTTTAAAGGAGAAACTAAAATGGGTAATCGAAGATTAGGAACAAAAAGATTAGAATCTGTTTTGGACAACATGCTTTCTCATTCTACTTTGAATGGTTTGAATGGTAGTCCTTTTAGTATTAGAAATCCGGATAGAATTTATCTGGAAGAGTTTTTTAAACGACGACCCTCGCTTAACGCCGATCTTACAAACGCGACAGAGGCCACTCGAATGGTTGCAAACCCGGACTGGGAATTACTTGGCAGCTCTGGGGGCGGTGCAGTTGCTACTGGCGATGCTACATTTGACGGACCTACCGGTCTTCTCAAATTAAATCTCGATGCAACCGATCAAGATGCGGTAACTTTGTTTCCTCACCAAGACTCAAACCAAAGTAAATGGGCCGTGGCTGGCATGTGGGGCTCTGAAAACCAAGTAGAATTTGAATGCTTGATTAGAACCGGGGACAATATCGCAACGCAAACTATCTTTGCAGGATTAAAACTCGCAGATGATTCTGGGAATAATTATGCATATGCAACTGACTCTGATCAAGTTTGTTTTTGGTATTCCACCGATGATACCGAGGGTGCGTTTACTACAAATGCCAACCTGCATTGTATTGTTAGTTCCGGTGGTGACGATTATATTTCTGACTTGGGAATTGAATTAGCTAGTGATACGAATTATCGCTTGGGAATTACCTTTGATGCCCAGAGAAGACCTTCTGCATGGGTTAATGGTGTACAATACAGCTTGACGTCTGCCACGACAGCTGGAGGGGTAACAACCGGCGTTGGTACTGTTAAAGGCCCCGCGCTAGCAGACGATAAAGATCTTTTCCCTACGGCTGGGATCGTTGCTCGTGATGCAGCCGCAAGACATATGTATGTGGGATACTTTAAGTGTTCTAGAATTGTTTTTGAATAATATTCAAAATTGAAATAAAAAGGAGAGTTTGTAATGGGCAAGAATAGGAGAGAGGCGGAAAAGAAAAGACAAGAAGAGTCTAGAAGAAGACTTCTTGAGGAAAGACTAGCCGCAAAAAAAGCCGAGGATGAGCAGCCAAAGGTTGTTATCGTCGATGAAAAGCCAAAAACTGAAGAGTTAAAAGTTGAAGTCGAGCTTGAAGATAAAAAAGGTTGTGATGACTGTGGAGATTGTGAAGATTGCGATCAGAAAAGTCAAAAACCTTCTCCGAAGCCCAAAACAAACTCTAAAAAAAGAACCACAAGAAAGAAAGCAGCCCCTAAGAAAACTTCAAAAGAATGAAACGCATAACCATAGCCTCCTTACTAGTTATAGTAAATTGATTTAAAAGGAGGCTAAGTTTCATGGCCATTCCAACATTAACACCAGCCAGTGTCTCAAGTAAATCTATCCTTCCAGCTACAGGATCTCCCGGAGATGTAACTGAAGCTAATTTGCCTTTTGGAATTTATGCAAAAGATGGAAAATTAGCTAGCACCGATTTCATGTCCGGAGCGGCAGAACAAGTTGCATACACATATAGAAAGCTTGGAGGAGACGTTTTAGATATTGAATTGGCAGCACAACAAGTTTATGCTGCTTATGAAGAATCTGTCTTAGAATACTCTTACATTATAAACCTACACCAATCTAAAAACGCCGTATCAAGCCTTTTAAGCAACACAACGGGCACATTTGACCACAAGGGTGAGTTGGTCACCGGAGACGCCTTGTCGAGCTCCCTAGGGGACGGGAACGTTGCCTTAAAGTATCCTCGGTTTGAGTATGGATACTCTAGAAGGGTAGCACATGGGGTTTCCAGTGAACAAATGATGGGAGACCACAAAACAATCTATTCAGCTTCCATTGCAGTTACCGGTGGAGTTCAAGATTATGACCTCCAAGACATTGCAGAACGCGCTGTTGGTAATGTTTCACCGGTCGCCATTCCAAGTTTGAACAACAAAAAGATCACAGTTCGAAGAGTTTATTATATCTCTCCAAGAGCTATCTGGAGATTTTATGGTTACTATGGCGGCTTGGGTGTTGTTGGAAACTTGACAACATACGGTCAATATTCAGACGATTCAACGTTCCAGATCGTTCCTGTTTGGCACAACAAAGCTCAAGCAGCAGCTTTTGAGGATGCAATGAGAACAAGAACGTCTCATTATTCTTATGAACTAAGAAACAATAGGATCAGGCTGTTTCCAGTTCCAGACAACTTCGGCCCAGACAATGTTTGGTTTGAGTTTCACGTCTCAGATAACGCATGGGAAGAGACATCCGATAGAAAATATGGCGCAGATGGAGTTAACAATTTGAATACACTTCCATTTGCCAATATTAGATATGAAAATATCAACTCTATTGGTAAGCAGTGGATTCGAAGATATGCTTTGGCTTTGACGAAAGAAATGCTTGGTCACATTCGAGGTAAGTTTGGAGCTATTCCACTTCCCGGAGATCAAGTTACTTTGAACGCGGCAGAGCTTTTGTCTTCATCAAAAGAAGAAATGACAAAA